TAGACGTCCTTTTGTAGATCGCGTGTCTTCTTTAGCCAGCTATCAAACAGCATATACTGCTCCTTTTATGTTAAGTGTTTTTTCCAAGTCGTGCAGTGCTTCTTCCTTGCCTGGCGAGTTAGCTAGGTAGGCAAGAGTCTGAGTTCTTGACAAATCATACCTTTCCTGCGGTGTCATATCCTCAATTGTTGCTGCAAGATGTCTCCAAGAGTTGCCAATTGCAGATGTACTTGTCCAAAGTGACGCGATTGGCGTTGCAGTGTTCATTGCTTGGATATAACGATATGTCCACCAGGTTCTATCCTTGTGCGGAGATATAAGTGCGCCAATAGACTGCCTGATCTGCTCTTCAACCTGTGAGTCAGTCCAACCCTTATTCCACTTCATCGGCATGGCCGGATAATTTAATGTTGAAAGCTTTTTCTTTGTCCACGGTGAATCATGGTTGTCTGCAACCCACCGCGCAGTTCTATCTGTTACACCCTGTGTATTTTTCTCAATGATATATGCGTCAAGGTTTACGCCGTGTAGTGATGCAGCAGCTCCTTCAGGCAGCTGGTCACTGGCACTTTGCCTTGTGTCCCAAGGTAGAACAGGGCACAGTGTAGTTGGCCATGTTTCATTTAGTAGAAACTCAACGACTGCGAGCATCTCGTTTGATCTTGCAACCGCAAGACGGTAACCCTTACGGTTCTTGTAGAACTCTTTTGTGAGGTTTCCGTTCCAGGTGCTAATTGATGTTAAACTCGATCTAATCTGCACAGGGTTAGGCGCGTCAATAAAAAACCTAAGCTTATCTGTGCCCTTAAGCAGATCGATAACGTGTAGTGCACCATACGCGTAATTTGCACTTAAACTTGTTAACGGAGAGATTCCAACAAGAACTGAGTCATAGTAGTCTAGGTGTTGAGCTTCCCACGTAATATCTGGCTCAAGCATAACAACTTGGTGTCCTGCGTCAGTAAGAACCTTGTCAACAAGACCTGCAAAAGACAGAGAGCGCTTGTTTGCGCTGGTTGACACCTGCGGTGCAGACATACCTGTGATAAGAACACGACTCATGCATCAGTACCGTCTGCGTTTAACTTAACGCCCTTATCCTCACGTAATGCGCGCGCGATGATACGTTCGCAATGATCCTTAAACTGGTCATACGTTCCGATGTAAGGGCGTAACGCATCAGCCTGTGCCTTTGCTGCTGCAACTAGCTCTGCATCTGACATCTTTTCAACGTCTGCAATTGTTAGCTTATAGGCATCACCTAAAGGATCACCTTCACCTTTGTCAGTGACAAGAATAGAACCAATGTGCGCTGCGTATAGGAAGCGACTACGCCACCAACCTGAACCAGCGTGCGGATATGGTGGAGAAAGAATACCCCAACGTGTGTTGTAGTACTCAAGTACTTCCTGCTCTGTATCAAGACGCTTTCCGCCAAGCTTACGAATAAGTTTACGGCTACCAATAATTTCAACTGGCCATTCTGGTTTCTTACGACCTAGCCATTCATCGTGTGGCATCAATGCGCCAAGCACCCACGCACGATTCTTTTCTGTTGACGGAGTTACTGCTGCAAGTGTATCGTTGACCACTACACTAGGGTCCAGTGCCTCAATAGGACCGACTTCCTTTGGCATACGTTTACGAACACTCGTGCGATCACCCCACGCATACATAGGGCAAACTGGAACCATACCAGCTTCCCAACGGCGGTCAATCATGTCTGTTGCTGCCTGCACTAAACGCTTTTCATAAGGCTGCACGTTTTCATCTGTGTCCATCATGTAGTAACGTTCAATGTAGCATTTCTTCGCCGCAACTGGGTCTAATACGCGGATACGTTCTAGCGCTTCCTCGATGTCTGCACGACTAAAGTACGTTGCGCCTTCTTCACCGCGATGCTCTGTCCCAACAAGCAGATGCTTATAAAGCATTGAAGGCTTTTTCATCATAGCGCGAGCGCCATTGAACACAGTATTAAACTGCCAATCATCAAAAAATCCAACCGCAGGCAAGCCTGAGGATAAAGTATAAAGTGCGCCCATAGCGCCTTGTCGTCCATTTAGCGAGTTCAACGGAGCAAGGTTAACCCAAGCAACATCGTATGAGGACAAATCCTCGCCAGGCGTTACCTTGCGCCAGTCAACTTCATGACCTAAATCTGTTAATGCCTTTACAATTAACGCAGGCACATCAATCTTTTGAATTGTGCGTCGTTCTGTGTTAATCTGTAATGCAGTAAAACCAGTCATTAAGATTTTCATACTACTCCTTAAATAATTGCTGGATCATTACCCACGCATGCGCGTGGGTAATGATACCAGACAATTGCTATTAGAACGGTGCAGCAGGTGGTGCAGCAGGCGCTGGAACTGATGCAGCAGCAGCAGGTGCTGGTGCAGGAGCAGGCGCAGCGGCAGGCGCTGGTGCAGGGGCAGGTGCTGGCGCAGCTGCCGCTACAGGTGCAGCAGCTGATGCTGTTGCAGTGTAGTACATCTTGATTTCGTTCTTCTTAGAGCCGTTCCACGTGCGGGAACCAATCTGCGCGCGGAAGGTACGATTTTGCAGTGCTGCCTCAATAGCAGCGTTGCTTGGTGAAGTTGCGAAGTACTCACGGCCAAGGCCTAGAGCTGCCATCTTACGGAAGAACATTCCGAGTGCTGCAGGACTGTCTGGTGTAACAACAAGGTTATCCCAAACACGACGCTTAGCGTGCGCGCCACCTGTAACTTGCGCTGTTATCGCAAACATTGTCTTACCAGATTGTGCAACCTTTGCAGTTGCTTCTATTACGATTAAATCGTAGTCTCCATCGGGAAGCGGCTCAAAATTACCACCACCGACATCTCCAGCGTCCTTTACAAGGTCGCCCCAGTTGAGTGAACTCACGGTTATCCTTTCAATAGTGCGCTAACCAATTTGGTTAGGACGCGGCTTTCTTTGCTTTGGCTTCTGTCTTTTCGCCAAAAATCATGTCTAACATACGCTCGATGCCAAGGTCTTGTTGTTCAACAATTTTACCAAGGCGTCCTTGAACACGCTCACCAGCTTCAAACTCGTCTGTTCGTTCGACGTACATACGGCGAACTTTATACGGAGCTTGTAGTGGATCCGGGTTAGGAAAAGTCTCGACGTTGATTGCGCCAAGAATGTCGTAAAAGTATGGTGCCTGAATAGCAAGTTGACCCTGTAAGTACGGACGCATACGCCCGTCCTGTCCTGGCCGCGCCATAGCAGTAAGCACAACAGCTTCTAACGGTTGCGTTGGGTGCATTGTAAGGTCACGTAGGTCACGCAAAAGCGCACCCATGTGACGAAGCAACTCGCCCCACTGTTGCATCTTCATCTGCTCTGTACCTGCAATTGAATCCATGCACTTCACTTGAAGCTCAGAGATAGAATCAATGATAAGAGATTTGAACTGATGCTTTCCAGTTTGTAGCCACTGGAATGTTTTGATAACAACGTCGTAGTCACGAACATTTACTACGACAGTGTCCCATGTGCCATCTGCGACTGGTGGTTCTTCGCGCAGAGGGTCCCAGTACCTTACGGTGATAGGTAGGAATCGGTGCCCACCTTCAACGTCGAGCATGAGACGAGGATAGGGTGCAGTTACGGCAAAAGTTGATTTACCAACCTTTGACTCACCATACACCATGATAGTCAGCGAACGCTGTACTTCATTTGACATACGTCACTCACTTCCTTTCTTCTCTTCGATGTGGTAATACCCGTATGGATCGGATGATTCATACGCCTCGCTAAGTGCTTGTTCGGCGGCGCTTCCGTCGTCAAACATTGGACATATAGCGAAAAATTGACATTTCCATTTGCAATCACGACTTGGTCGTGGATACGCAACAAGCTGATGAGATGACCCATCATCTAAGGCTTGACGCACGTTAAGCATATCAGATAGTGTTCCGTGAATACGTTGCCAGAAGTTACGTAACGCAAAAACATTGTGTCGAACTTCCATCTGCTCATAGAACGGCGGACGCGCATTTGCGCTACGCTTAACCTTCTTTAGCATTGTAAAGATTCCGCCCTCAGAGCGTTCACCTTCTTTGTTCTGCGCAGTTTCAAGCATCATATACGTAAGGATCTGCTCATTCATGTGCGCCATTGCTGCAAAGTCTGTGAACGAGCCTCCAACAGTCTTAAAGTCACGGAACATGCGCACACCGTCAGCCTTACGACGAACACGCATATCAATCTTGCCTTGAAGAATAACCTTGCCATCAAACAACGGCATCTCGATAATTTCTTCTGTAGAGATCATTTCTAGCTCAGCGTCAATTCCATTTTCTTCAATCCAATCAAGATAGCCTTCGAGCATGATGCGACCAAGCTCTGCTTCAGAGTCAAGATCATATGTATCACGCATCTGTGCCTCTAGCTCAGATTTATCTTTTTCAATCAACGCGGCATGAGCCTCAAGAAGTGGTATACCTTTTGAGTAGTAGTCATCAAGCGCCTGGTGAATGCGAGAACCAAGAGCTAACGCACCAGTCTTTGACTCTGTGCGTGGACGTAAACGACGGTAGTAGCTTAGCCACCACTTACGTCGACAATCCTTAAATGTTTGGATCTCTGAGTTTGATATGCGTATCGGTTCTACTACGCTCATAGCTTTCCTGCCTTGTCGTCTTTAAGTAGTGATAATAATTGTGCCTTATCGCGAACGATTTGCTCAAAGTTATCAGCCTTGGTTTCAAGGACTTGAATTACGCGTTCCTCAATAGTTCCTTCAGTAACATAGTCACTAATGATAATTGAGTCATGAATCTCAGAACCAATGCGGTGCACACGGTCAAGAGCTTGCTTGTGGTCAACAAGTGACCAAGGGCGCTGCAGCATGATTAAACGACGTGCTGCAGTTAGCGTGATTCCAACACCACCAGCCTGCGCTGTAAAAAGTATCCACTTGATCTTGCCAGCCTGAAAATCATCAACCGCTTGTTGACGTTCATCCTCAGACTGAGCACCAGTGATGAGACCATGTGGAATTTTTTCCTTAGTCATTTCTGCACTAAGTAAATCTATAAGTTGGCGTGATACCGCGCATACTGCAACTGAGTCATCACCAAAGTCGCCATTCTTAATATCATCCATAACTGCATCAACCTTGCATGATGGGCCAATAAGTGTTACCTTGCTCTCGCCTGTTGTCTCATCAACGCTCATCTCAGCAAAAGAGCTTGCAAACTGCAGCAACCTTATTGTTTGTGTTAAAGGACTAGGCGCTGTAACTGACTCACCGTCCTCGAGCTCAGCAATCATAAGATCACGCATTTGGTCGTAAGCTTTCTTTTGCTTAGTGGACATCTCTACGTCCTTGCGCTCAAACATCATCTCTGGTAGCCAAGGAAGAACCTTCTGCTTAAGCATACGACGCATGCGTGGATTTATCGCGGCGTAGAACTCTTGTTCCATGTGAGGCTTTACACCTAGAACCATCATTCCGCCAAAAGCATTCATCATCGTGTTAATCATGCGGTCAATCCAACGTGTCTTACTTGGCCATTCATCTGGTGATAACCAGTGCAATATAGACCACATGTCTAACACGTTATTAGCGATAGGTGTACCTGTAAGCGCAAAGCGAATATCAGCATCACCTGTTGCTGCCCAAAGAGCACGAGTTTGTTTTGACTTAGGTTCCTTAGATCTGTGAATCTCATCGGCGATTACTGCCTTAAAGTCAATTGTGTTTAGTTCACGCAGGTGAACCTCGCAACGATTCTCTGAGACCCTATCATCGTGCCCTCCGCACTCTGGGCACTTTGCAAGTGCAATTGAGCCGTAGCCAGAAAGACGAGAATGCGAGCGCAGTGATTCCCAGTTGATAACATACACGTCTGCCGATTCTTCAAAGATCTTACGACGTTGAGTTGCAGAACCTTTAATAACTTCTACATCAACTCCAGGCCACCAGCGTTCAAACTCACGCTTCCAGTTTTTCTTCAATGTATTAGGGCAAACGATTAAAGCAGGGAATACGTCTTCACCGCGATCTTGTAGTTCCTTAAGTGCACGGATTGCCTGCGCTGTCTTGCCAAGTCCAGGTTCATCTGCAAGCAGCGCACGTCGGGCTACTGCTAGAAACTTTACGCCAGCTCGCTGGTGCGGGAATAGATCCTCATTAAATCCGTCTTCTATAACTTCCAGTTCACGAAGCTGATTTGCAGGGGTGATACGTGTTGAAACTTCTTGCCCTGCCCACTCGGTCAACCTTGGGCCAATCACAAGATCATCGCGAAACGTTGAGCGCAAGGCTAGGCAGGTTGCCCAGGATGTAGGCACGCGCCATTGCTGCTCTTTAGGGTCCCACTTGGAACCAGGAATACTTTTACATAACTCCTTAAAGCGCCACTCTGTATGGATAATCACGTTCTTGCCCGATTCATCGAGCTCTACGTTTACTGGCACCTATTAGTCCTCTCGTCGTTACGTAATACATACTATCAGGATTTGCACTTTTGTAAATACTATTTATGCTTAGTATCTATGGAAATAATATATCACGTCTTACTGTAATAAGCGCACTGGCTTCCATCCTGTTTTTACAAGTTTAAGCAGACCGTGTCTTATTGCGTCAAGCGCGTGACCTTCTCCTCCTTTATGCCAGTACTCAAGTTTCTTGAGCTTAGGATTGTCAAACATTGCCTTTGCATCTGCCGGTGATTGAAAGTAGATGTCATCTGGCTTTCTACCTGCGTCCATAAGACACTGCTTGAGGATACCAATTTGCTCAAGTGAGTACGGCGCCTGGGAGTTACGAACCGTCTGAGCGTTAATGGTAAATCGCTCACAGACAACGTCTAAAGCGTCCCCGTAGGTGGCTAGAGTGTCCCGTATAGGCTTGGCGTATTCCTCCTGTTGGAATTCACCAGACCAGATTAAAACCGGCTCCTGGCCGCTCTCAAGACTAAATAAAGCCATTCCAGTGGCTTTCCCTGGGTCTACTGCAAGAACGTATCTCATTAGTATTTATCTCCCCAAGTTTCCATTGGACCGTCAATGCCAGCGGTAAGTGGAACGTCCCAGCCTTCACTTGTAGTCATGCATTCCTTCACAACTTTCATGATCTCCTGGGCGTCCTCGCGTGGCGCGTTAAGCACGATTTCGTCGTGTACTGGCACGATAAGAAGCTCTGTTAGATCTGCCTGGTCAAGTTTAATAAGATTTGCCTTAAATACCTCGGCAGCTCCACCTTGAATAAGATAGTTAACAAGTGTGTATGCACGGTCTTCATCGCAAGGTAGGCGTCGACCTGTCCAGGTGTAGACGTATCCTTGCCCCTCTTCCTTTAAGCGTCTCATCCCAGCATCTTCAATTTGACGTTGAAAGAGTGCCATACCGGGGAAGCGCAGGTCAAAGGCATCTGATGTTTGACGCATCTGCGCCTCAGCAACTCCTGCTGTTAACGCTTGTTTAGCAACTCCTGCTCCGTAGAGACGCCCATACACAGTTCCTTTGATGAGGTTACGGCGCTTATCTGACCGTTGCATTGTTGGATCTCCGTAGATTTCACGACCAATTTCAGTGAAAGGATCTGACCCTGTTGCATCCGCACGGTTAAAGAGCGTGATGAGATTAGGATCTTTTGACAGTGAGGCAAACATTCTAAATTCAACCTGGTCAAGGTCTGAGGTAATGATGACATGATCTTTATCCTTCGGTATGAATGCGGTGCGAACAGTAGCGTCACCTTTAGGCAGCGTCTGTAGCGCAGGATTTTGGATTGACATGCGGGAAGTACGAGCGCCAAGCGTCTTTACAGAAGGGTGCACAAAACCATTTACGTTATCGTTGATAAAGTTTGCAAAGTATGTGTTAGCAAGCTTATCTGCCTTGCGTTGTTTCAATACTACATCCGCGAGGTTCTTTACATCAGCGTTGCCTGCGATGGCCAGAAATGCAAGTTGATCTTTGTCAGCAGACTTTTGACCGGATGGTGTGTATGATGTGATCTCTGCTCCAAGTGACTCAAACAAGCGAACAAGTTGAATGTTACTTGTGATTGACACTCCATTGTAGGTTTTCTTTGCCCAGTCCTTTACTGACTCTGCATACGATGTAAGTTCATCAAACTTCTTCCTTGAGTAGTCAAGATCAATCCGCGCACCGTTAATCTCCATGCGGGTAACAATCTTGCGTGCAGCCATTTCCAATTCATACGCACGATGATATGGCTGGCCTGGCCCACACTTCTCCCAGAACTGTTCCCATATGCGCATTGTTAAAACAGTATCAAGCGCACCGTAAGCCCAGTAAGGTTGAAAGTTAGTAGGTACAGTTCCCCATGTCCAACCGTTTGTTGCTAGTGATGTATCAAGAGTTTCCTGCATTGCAGCAGCTCTTCCATCAACGTAGAGTGACGCAAGACGTTTTAACGCACCTGAGCCAAGAGGATCAATAATGTGCGCCATAATCATCGTGTCGTGCGCGCGTTCCCACGGCATCTTCCATGTTGAGTGAACGTCAAACCAACGAGCCTCAAACGCAATGTTGTGACAGACTATCGGACCATCAAACTTATCCATAGCCTCATAAAAAACACCAGACCATTCCTTCCAAGGAATTGCCCAGCCTGTCATGCCATCGCCAACCTGCACTAAACGTAGTTGTCCGTGCCAAGGAGATAGAGCGTCCTTACGCTCACCGCCGGGGTTCTCACCTGTTTCAGTATCAATTGAAATCGCGTTGTGTGGGCGACGTTCGCTTAACCACGCAATAAACTCACGCGCGGTATCAACGTTATCAACAAGATGTAGTTTTACGTCGCTTAGCCCAGTAGTTGTCATTTAGTCCTCTAATATCATTACGTCAACGTTACACTTTTTAAGATACTCAATTGTAGCCTCCGGCTTACGGTGAACTGCCTTACTGCCAACACGCATAACAACTCTCGCTACACCTGAATTAGACACAAGCTTTGCACACTGGAGACACGCCACGTCTGTTATGTATATTGTTCCGCCTTCAATACGTGATCTGTCAACGTATAAAAGAGCGTTTGCCTCCGCGTGAATTGAAGGGCATGTGTCATACATATTATCCAGTGGGACAAGACCTTGTGCACGTGGGCACCACTCGATGCAGTCACCTTCAACCTCAAGAGTTGCAGCAGGTCCATTGTACCCAGTAGACGCAACTCGCTGATTAGCAGAAACTACAACCGCACCAATCTGCGCACGTGAACAGCGTGAACGTCTAGCAATAGTGTCTGCGACGTCCATCCATACCTTGTCCCATGAAGGTCTATCTAGGCTCAAAACGGCACATCTCCTTTATCGTCGTCATCGTCAATGTGACCGTACTCGTCCATTCCTTCGTGAACTCCTGCAGCAAGAATGTGCGCAACAATAGTTACAGCCTGTCGACGTGTAAAACCAGCACGGGTAAGCTCACGATACATCTCATGCATCTGCAGCGCAGCCTCACGCAGAGGGCTCATGTTAAAGTCCTCCTCGTTAAGACCGCCTTCTTTCTTGTTGTCTGTCATTATTTGCTTTTCTTGTCTGCTTGCTTTTCATCCTTATGCAAGTTATTTAGAACAGCGCGTTTCATCGAGTCGGTATACCACTTCTCAGAGTCGTTAAGACGTGCATACGTTGGCTCACTTACGGTTGCCTGCATTGCAAGCATGGCAGATGACTTAACCTCGTTCCAGGTGCGCCCGGTGATGGCAGGAATTGTCGGGCTATGTAGCGCGTGCGCAAGCTTGTCTGCTGAGGCGTAGTGCTGCTCATAGATGTGAAGTGACCCTACGTGGTGATTGTATGTTCCAGGCTCAATACCTAAAACAGATGCCATAGCAATTTGCACGCGAGTAAACTGGAAGAAGTCATACGCTGCACCTAGCCATACGTCGTTTGAGCGCATGTACACGCTCATGTTGAGCTTGTTGTCACGGATACGGAACTGATGAAGTATTGTGCAAGGGTAATCACGCTTTCGCTCCTGCAGATCAAGCTGCGGATTCCAAATTGTAACTACTGCCTGTCGTGTATCAGGGTCCTGCATAAGTCTGTCAATAATCATGTCGTATTGCCCTGCAGTTCGAGGACCGTATGCTCCATGAAATAAACCGTTGTCCTCTGCGTAGTTTGCAAACTGTGGACCAACAGAGATAACTAAGTCTGGAATAGTTACACCCGCAAGAAGCTGACACGCCTCAACCGCACCGATGCCAGGGACTGTTCCTCGACCAACCTCGAGAGGTAAGGTATTAAACACGTTGTCAATGCGAATAATTGCATCCTCGATCTCAAGGGTCTTCATACCGCGTGGAGCAACCTCCTTGCCGTGCTCAAGTACATGCTTAACAAGATCAACGTATCCGTTGACTCCGTCCTGTATATTTATTATCGCAGTGTCCATGCATCATCCTTTTCTTGTAGTGTAGCAACTCGTAGAATTGCATCTCCGTATTCTTCCTTGCTTTTATTAAAGAACCTACGCACATACTGCGGGTGAGGCAGAACAGAGTAGTAGTCCTCGTGTACGGGAATTGACGCCAACGTCTTCTCCGCAAGACGCCCAAGAACAACTATCCTTGGGAAACCTAACGTTCTCCATAAATCTAAGAATGATTCCTTCACGCCTTCATCGTTTATGTTGATGATTCCAACGCTACGCCAGAGCTCATCTGACATCGCAGTGAGTAGATACTCCGCAGAGTTGCCATCAACAGGCATAAACGGGAGCTTTGTTTCCTCGCCGTATTTCTTTACAATGTTGCGAGTATCTCCGATAAGCAGTACCTTCGGATTTGGGTTTCCAATATAGTATGGAAAAGGCTCAAGCTTAGCTGCCATTAACTCAACCTGCTCTGCGTTATCAACGATGTACTTTGCAACCTCAGGTATAAGATCAACGCTGTCCGCAGGAGGTTCAATCTTTGCAATGATGTTTGACGAGCCACAGGCAATTTCATATTGTTTAAGAATATCGCTAAGATCATCTACGTTTACGAAATCGTCGCCGCGAGATGTAAGACGCTGCTGAATAACATCAAGAGGCTGATAAAGCCAGAATTGAGCAACACCGCGAGACATAAGGAAGAGTTCAACCCAACGCCAACCGGCCTTACCTAATAAACCGTATCCATCCTTGTTTGTACTCGGGCGAAACTTAGGAGCGTAAGTTACCTCGCCCCAGTGCCAACGGTCTGATAGACCAATGCAGTTAAACCAATTTATTGTTTCAATCGATGTGACGTAATCGTTTAGCACCCAACGGCGTGTTTGCTCTTCAGGACGCCCCTTGTGAAAAAGACGCATTGGAGTAGTTGCAAAACGCTCGTTGAGCTCGTGCTCGACCGCAGCAATAAGAGAGCTCTTACCTGATGCGTCGGTACCTTCGATTACTATAAACATCTTGTCCTTTTGTCCTTAGTAGAATGATTATAACACACTAAACTGTCTTAGGGAATAAGCTCAATTCTGTACATCTTCTCTATACCTTTATCCTTTACAGATGCTTCCTCAAGAAGACGCTCTGCAACCTTAGTAAGATAACGAGCTCCGCCTTGGTCATACTTGTATAGCGCCTCAAGCACCGCGTCTGGCTCCTCGGATACCTGTGCCCAGTATCTTGGCTTCTCTGGGAACACAAGATCAAGCTCAAACGTAGGGTTGCACTGCTCGCAAGGAACGGAGTCTGCATCTAGATTGTTAACAGGTCCCTCAGATAGTCCGTATCTTTTTACAAGAGGACAGGCTGCACCGTGAAATACAAGTGATATGCCGATGCGTGAAAGAATGTATGCACCGTTCTCTGTCTTGTAGAGCTCAAACTCAATCCAGCGAGTAGAACCACGACGCCAAGAGGAAGATGCGGCTAGAAGTTTGCCGTTGAACTGCAATATGCGAGTTCCGTCTTTTACCTCAAACAATTAGTGTCTCCTTAGTCATAGCGTCGTTAGACGTAAATAGTATCATATAAGTTGTCATTGTTTATTCTTTACGCAGGAAGTTCATTGACAAAGTTTATTGGTTTTCCTTCTAGGTACGCACTGCAAAAAATCATAAGCTCAAACATCTTCATTGACACATCGTTCGTGAACTCTGTCTGCGCGTCGAGGTAGGCAGAAAACGATATGAAGTACTCACGAAGTAGATCAAAGTAGAGCGCGACACACGATGGATCAGCAACCTCGGCCTCGGTGAAGGTAGCAGGAGAGTACGTTAAGGCAACGCCTTCTTGGCTGTATACTACACGCATGATCTTTGGCATTCCTCTGTCGCCTTCGTCAATCATTGGTACATATCTTATTTCAAGTGCCATTCTTATCCATCCT